CCTGCGGTTGACCTGGCCGTTATACTGGCTCTTTTATCCAGCTATCGTAATATCCCGATTGCCGAAGATATTATGGTTTTCGGCGAAGTTGGCCTTTCCGGTGAGGTTCGTGCGGTAAGTCAAAGCAGACAGAGAGTGGAGGAAGCAAAACGACTGGGATTTAAACGAATCGTCTTGCCATCCTATCATTTACAAAAAGACAATTATAATGTACAGGGAGTGCAACTGATTCCGGTAAAAAACATTCGTGAAGCGTTGACAATCTTTAAAAGCTAGAGTAGAATAACAACGTTGTTTTGCACCGAAGGGGATTAGTTCAAGGGTAGAGCAACGGTCTCCAAAACCGCCGATGGGGGTTCGAATCCCTCATCCCCTGTTATCAGAGAACCTTAGGAAGATAGCCAAGAACGGCTTGAAACCTAAGGTTTTTTGCTGTTTTAGGGGTGTGAAACAAGAACGCATATTCCGAAAAAAAGAATGGTTTTTCTAGTGCACCCGCCCACGAAACCGCCCACGAATTTACTGGTCATTGTTAAAATGATTTAGATATTTTTCCGAAGCATTTTCCAAATCTTCCGTAAGGGCTTTTCTGTAAATCCCCTTCATGATGTTATCACTCTTCCAACCGCCTAATGTCAGAATAACGGAATCGGGTATTCCTAGGACATGGGCTTTACTGGCAAAGTAGGAGCGTAGGCGGTGTATGCCGAAATGCGGCAAGTCTAATGCCTTTTGTGCAGAATCCAAAGCGCAGAAAATTTGATTTAAACTTCCCTTGTAAACATAGCCTTGCTTTCTGATTTCATCCGCTAAGTCTTTCGGTATGGGGATTTTTCTGTTGCTTCTTTCCGTCTTTGTGTAATTCTGAATGATCCATTCGTTTTTGCTGTTTAAGACCTTTGCTTTGGTGATGGAGATATAATTATCGTCTGATAGGTCGGAAAGGCATAATGCGCCTATTTCTGAACGCCTCAAGCCCATTGCGCCAAGGTATACAGGAATGTAATGCCTGCTAAGCCGTGGGGATTCTTTTAGATATTTGAAAATCTGCATGACTTCCGTTTCGGAAGGTGTGTAGATGTCTTTTTGCTCTTTCCTTGGGAGTTTTGTTGTTAGTATAAAGTCTGGTCTAAATTCTTTTATGACAGCAGAAATAAAGCCATGCCTGTTATGGATGGTCTTAGGCTTGAACTCTGATACCATTGAATTAATAAGCTTAGTAATGTCGTGTTGCTCCATAGAGAAAAGCTGAATACTTAAAAAGGATATAGGGATAGCTTTTAAAGCGTTTCTATATCCTTTAATCGTAGAAGCCGACAGCACATTTTCTTTCGATTCAATGTATTCTATAGCGTATTCTTGGAAAGTTCCTTTTTTCCTTTTCCTGTTAAGAGAGTCTAAGTATTGCTGAATGAGGAATGCTTCTTCTCTTTTGTTCGGCTTTTTATCTGTAGTTATAGAATGTTTCTTCTTGTCTTTTTCGAAGCGGATTCTATATCGTCCGCTCTTTAATCGTTCTATTGCCATAAGTCACCTATAAAAAAATATTATAACAACGAGGTATTGAAATAAGAACATTTGTTCTATAAAATAAAGACATCGCTACTTTAGTATGTGCAGGAGAAAAGCTATGGACGAGAAACAACTAATACTAAAGTACCTTGATAAGGCTAGCAAGAGGGAGCTGAGGCTAATCCTGTTCTATATCAAGGCCATTTTAAGGCTAGGGTAAAACCTAGTCTTTTTGTTTGTCTTCCTTTATAGAGGAAAGCGCAGAAGCCAATTTCACCACTGCTTTTAGTTCATCCTCACTAAGGTTACCAAGCTGTGAAAGCAGGCTAGCTCTGTCGTTCGTTGGTTGCTCTGTAGGATTTTCTTCTAAATGGATTTCTTCCAATGGCGTGATTGGAGCCGAAGGAATTTCGACACAAGGGGGTTCTTCATTTGTTAACGCTGGATTTTCTTTTGACAAGTGGACTCCTTTTTCAAACTCATCCATTTCCCTATTGAATAATATGTGCCATCCATAAAACAGGGAAAAGAACCATATAAAAGTAGCGTCAATTCCCAAAAAACCCAATACAAAGTATCTTATCGAAAGAGTTATGTACCCCACAATAATCATGATGATAATTCTAAATATCAATTTTTGAGGAACCTTCTTTCTCATAAAGAACTTTGCTATTGCGTACACTGGTGAATAGGCAATGAGGCTGAAAATCACACAAATTAAATGTTCAAAATCAAACATATCATGTAACCACATAATAACCTCTCTTTTTAAATGTAATTAGTAAAGGTAAATGAAAATATCAATTACAAACCATACAAACCAAAAAGGCAATATTCCAAGCCCCATAAAGCTAAGAGTTGTTAAAGCAATACGCAAAGTAAATAAGGCATAGAACAGAATGAAAAAACCAAATCCACAACCCCATTTATTCATATCTATTTTAAATAATTTAAGAATGATTCGTGTCATAACGGCGGGAACAAAAAAACATAAACACGAATAAAGAAAAGCTTCAATAAACCAACTCATATTTTCCCCTTTCAAAAGGAATAACAATGCAGAAAAGGACTATTCCTTTTCTTCTTTTGCTTTAACAATACCCTCCGCTATCTTTTCCAATAAATCCCATTCATTCTCATCCAGCTTTGCCAGTACAGAAATAAGCCTTTTCTTAAAAGTATCGTCAACATCGGCTTGAACGCTTCCGATAAAAGAAGCGATTTCCTCGTCTCTAGTAATAGGGATAAACATATCGCCTTCGCCATTTCTAAGCCAATTCTCGGAAACATTAAATTCCCGGCAAATGAGGGCGATTGTTGAATTACCTGGGGAAATTCTTCCGACTTCGTATCCAGCAATGCTTCCTCTTTGAATATTCAATTTATCAGCAAATTCCTGTTGAGTGAATCCCAGAGACTTCCTTAATTCCCTCATTCTCTCTTTCATTTATATTACCTCGCTTTCTGAAATCAATATATAGGGAAGGGGGAAAAAAGTCAATAAAAAGAGTAACTAAGTTACAAAAAAGTATTGACAAGGCTATTTTGTTACTCTATGATGTAACTAAGTTGCGATTCACAAAATCAAGTTTAATTAAACAGGAGATAGCGACACATGGGAATAGAAAACTATCACATTACATTAAAAATCGAACTCGACCTAGAGCAACTCGGTTTGGACAAGGAAGACGCAAAGGAAGCGGCAAAGGAATACATCGATGACTACCTAAATGAACTATTCCGAAAGGATAACAACATATCGGACTGGGATATTAAAGCAGAAATCAATCGCAACTATTAGAAAGGGGCAGAATGAAAAAGGAAGAGAAGGAAAAGGCAAAAAAGGTTTTGGAACTTGCTTCCAAAATGGACAGGCAGGAAAAGGATGTATTCATAAGCTTTGGGCAAGGCATGGTGCTTATGAAAGAGAGATTAGAAAGAGAGGGGGAAGCCAATGCCGAAAGTACGACTGGATAAGAACTACAAAAACAAACGCTTTGACAAAGCAATCAGAGTACATAAAGCGGATAAGGATTTGACATTTAAAGAAGTAGCGGAGTCAATCGGACTCACAGAACGAGGATTCCAAAAGAAAAGAAAAAACGGAAACTTCATATGGGAAGAGTTATGCGGAATTTTTAGAACCTTGGAATTTCGGGATAATGAGAGGCTGGAAGTCATGAGGGAGTTTGCATGATTACAGAAAGAAATAAACGAATCAAAAAATCCATGATTCGCCACAAGGTAGATATTTGCGAATGTAGCTTGCTTCTCGGGTGCAACAGGAAACAATTCAACAAGATGATAAACGAGGGGAAACTTACCATATTGCAGATTTTAAGGCTGGCGTACCTGGTGGGCTGGAAAGATGAAGAAATTATAGACCTGTTTTTTTAGGGGGAGAGATGAAAAGAAGAACTGCATTAAAGCTTATCCGCTACGCAAAGAAAGCCACAAAGGCTATAGCGGTGGTTGACGGTATCGGGTGGATGATCCTTGTTACACTACTGGATTCTGAACCGCCAATCGGTGACATCGTGATGAAGTATTTCATCTTGACTATGGCAATCCTCATTCTTTGCCTAGTGCAGATGGAGATACTCGACAGAATAAAAAATTCCCTGAACGCTAGCACATTCAAGGGAACAAATAAAATTAGAACAATTGACATGATACCAAGAAAGGGGACGAAATGCAAACGTTATATGAGATTGCACAAGATTATTTAAAGCTTTTAGAAATGGCAGAAGAGGTAGACGAGGAAGTCTTCAAAGACACCCTTGAAGGTATCGAGGGAGAGTTAGAGATTAAGGCAGATAACTATGCGAAAGTCATCGTTGAGTTGGAAAACAGAGCGGACGGACTGGATAAGCAGATAGAACGCCTTACAGAGAGAAAGAAAGCCATTAAGAACAACATCGGAAGAATAAAGGAAACTTTACAAGGGGCAATGGTTGCCACAGGTAAAACGAAATTCAAGACGGAACTTTTCAATTTCGGAATACAAAAGAACCCGCCGAAGCTGGTACTGGATAAGGGATTAGAGGATATCCCTATGGATTACTACATTTTCCAGGACCCTATAGCGGATAAAGAGAAGATTAAGCAGGAATTAAAAGAAGGAAAAGAACTTGACTTTGCACACCTTGAGCAGGGCGAGAGCCTACGGATCAGATAGGGGGGAAATATGAACTTCAGATATTTAAATAAAGATGAAATTGATTGCCGTGTTGCAATGTGCAGGCAGAATGGCGTTTCCCTCTTGCTGTATAAAGACGCAAGAGTAGACCAAAACATTCTTGATGAGACCTTCGGGATTTTCGGATGGCAGAGAAGCCACCAACTCATAGATGGGAATCTGTATTGCACAGTAAGCGTAAGAAATCCCGAAACAGGGGAATGGGTTAGTAAACAAGATGTTGGAAAGGAATCCAACGCAGAGAAAGAGAAGGGGCAAGCTTCAGATTCCTTCAAAAGAGCATGTTTCAATCTGGGAATCGGCAGAGAACTATACACGGCTCCGTTTATATGGATTCCCAAAGAACTGGTAACGATTAAAAAAGACGACAAGGGGAAAGATACAACATACGACAAGTTTTCCGTAAGTTCCATCACGATAGAGGGTGGAAAGATTGTACAGCTTGAAATTCTGAACGACTCAAGAAAATGCGTAGTCTATACATTCGGAAAGACCCAGGCAGAAGAAAAGAAAGATAGCAAGGTGCAGGATGTAACCGCAAAGAGAGAAGCAGAAGCAAAGAAGGAGTTAGAGTTTATCGACGGCGCAAAGGCTATCAATGTAAAGAAGACCTTGTTTGCCTGCAAGGTAGAGGAAGGAAAGTTATTAGAGCACTACCACATCCCGGATGTGGAGCACATGACAAATGCTCAATTTAAAGACTTCGGGAAGAAGTGGAAGATTCTTGCGAAAGAGTGGGGCGGTACGGCAGAGATTAAGAAGGGGGCATAAATGGAACTTAGGGGAAGCATAAAAGGCTTGGCGAGTACATTTCCGAAAAGAAAAATCCTCATTGAGTTGGAAACGGACGGAAGGTTAGAGGACATCGAAAAGCTACAGGGGAAAGACCTTGACATTACTTTTAAGGTTCATCGTGAAAAGAGAAGCTTAGATGCAAATGCTTTCCTTTGGTCATGCCTCGGAAAGATGGGGGGCGTGCTGAATGTTCCGGCTTGGGATATGTATCTGTATAGCTTAGAGCGATACGGGAAATACACTTACATTCAAATCCTAGAAAGTGCTTACGAGGATCTCAAGAGAATGTGGAGAGAAACGAAAGTTGTCGGCGATTTCATGAGTGTAAACCCGATTACAGGAGAGAAGGAAAAGTACTTAGAAGTCCTCTGCTTCTTCGGCTCCAGCACCTACAACAGCAAGGAGTTTTCCCGGCTACTAGAGGGCGTAATTTCCGACATGGAGCAAATGGGGCTTGAAAGACCGACAGACGAACATCTTAAAGCAATCATTGAAGAGGTAGAAAAGAGATATGAGAAAGCAGAAATTCACGATAGAAGGACGGCTTGACGGTGTAAATGAATTAATATCCGCTAACCGAAAAAGCCCGTATGTAGGGGCGAAGGAGAAACGGAAGCAGCAAAACATCTGCATACGCTCAATAAGAGCGTCAAAGATTCGCCCTGTGCTTAATTATCCGGTATTTATCTGCATTAAGTGGATTGAGAGGAACGGACTGCGAGATCCCGACAATATAGCAGGAGCAAAAAAATTTATCCTTGACGCTTTACAAGAAACAAAGATTTTAAAGAATGACGGACAGCGCGAAATAAAGTTTCTAAGTGATGCTTTCGCAATAGATAAAAAATTTCCAAGAATCGAGGTTTCAATAATTGAAAATGGATGATTTCGAAAAGGAATTTTCAGAGGAACTAAAGGGACTTGATTTCCTGCAAAAGAAAAAAATCGAATACGAGTTCACAAGATATAAGCACGGACTCGGGAGACGGTTAAATCTGACAGAGAATGAAATACTGCTTTTAAATCACTTAAAGGAACTGGATAGAAAGAAGAGGGCGAAATAATGGGAAAATCAGAAGATAAAAGAGGATTTCTATTTAGGGATTCGTGGATGGAATTGTTTAAAACCATGCCAAGAAGAGAAGCTGGTGTCCTCATAAAAGCTATGTGTGCATTTGCAAATGGGGAAGAAGTAAAAATTGAGGATCTGATGGTTTTGTCCATTTTCAACTTCATAAAGGAGCAAATGGAAGAAAACGCGATTACAGATGGGGAATAACTATGAACGAGATATTGGACGAAAAGAAAAGCTGGTTGTTCTATAAAACGTGGAACAATATGTTTTTAAAGCTTCCAAAAGCAGAGGCTGGAGAACTTCTTCAAGCCATGTGCGCGCTTGAAGAAGGGGTGGAATTTACCATTGAAAACCCAATACTTGAAGCTGTATTTTCCACGATAAAAGAGCAGATGCTTGCCAATACAGAACGCTTTTACAAGGAGAAAGAGAGACGGCAAAACGCAAGTAAAAAGGGCGTAGAAGCAAGGGCAGAAAAGAAAAAACAAAGTGATAACGAATCGTTAATGAATAACCAACCAATCGTTAACCAATCGTTTATCAAACGTTTACCAAACGTAACCTATAAGGATAAGGATGAGGATGAGGATAAGGTAGAGGATGAGGATAAGGATGAGGTAGAGGAAGAGGAAAAAGATAAAAAGACAAAGACAGTATCGCATTCTTCACTGCGTTCAGAATGCTCTGTCCCCGAAACGGGTTTCGGCGACTCGGAAAACGGACAGCCGGACAAAAAAATCCCCGTTGAGCGGGAGCAGACGGACTACAAAGCGGTTGTTGACAGCTATAACAGCCTTTGTAAATCGTTCCCGAAAGTGACAAAGCTGTCCGAAAGACGGCGAAAGGCTATAAGGGCACGCTTGAAAGAATATTCCTTTGCGGAACTTGAAAAGGCATTTGCCCTTGCGGAAGAATCGGAGTTCTTGAAAGGGGCGAACAATCGAAACTGGATGGCAAGTTTTGACTGGATCATCAGCGATTCCAACTTGCCAAAGGTGCTAGAGGGGAAATACGCAAACAGGGCAAGCCCTAACGGAAATAGCGGTAAGAGTCAATCCATGTGGGGCGATGATGACTTTGTTGCGAAGGTTATCCGCGGAGAAACAAGCTTAGCCGAAGAAGGATGGTTTAACGGCATGGGCAAGGTTGTAGACGAAAGGGGGAATCCTGCATGACAGAGAGCGAAATCGGTCGCCTAGTGTACGGCGTAAGAAATGCATATCCTAGGTTCTACGCAAAAATGGGAGCAGAGGATTTCAAGGGCATGATGCTTGCATGGTCTATGGTGCTGGGGGAATATGAATTTCAGCTTGTTGCGCAAGCGGTAAAGCTGTACCTGTCGAGCGATGTAACAGGCTTTCCACCAAGTCCCGGGCAGATTGTGGACAAGATTTATAAAATCACGGATCCGGAGAATGCCACCATGACGGCAATGGAAGCTTGGTCACTTGTGCGGAAGGCAATCCGGAACGGCTACTACGGAGCGGAAGAGGAGTTCGCAAAACTTCCTACAGCGTGCCAAAGAGCAATAGGCAGTCCGTCAAACTTGCGGGAGATTGCACAGCTTGACACAGACCAAGTGGAGACTGTGGAGCAGTCGCACTTTATCAAGGCATACAACACGCAAGTAGTACGAGAGCGGGAAACTGCCAAAATGCCAAGCGATATACGGGCACTGGTTGAAAAAGCCATAAGCGAAAAAAGGCAACTTGCAAATCCGAAAAATGGCGAGGTGAAGAAAATCACGGCTAACGGAACAGCTTAGATATAGCCTAAAACACACTACGATTCGATTCTAAGCATGGTAAAGGTGTTAGACGAGTATTTTATCACTCGAAGAAAAATCGGGGCTTAAATCGACGATTTGAGAGGGGGCGAATGGAAAGCATAATTCCGGGAACAGAAAAAGGCGTTTGCTATATCTGTGAAAGGCGAGGGCATACAGACCTGCACCATTGCCTTCACGGCATACGGAGAAAGGACGCCGACAGGCTAGGGCTTACGGTATGGCTTTGCAGAGAGTGTCACAGTGCACTACATGACAAAGGGCGATACGACAGGGAGCTAGAGCAGATAGCGCAAGCGGAATACGAGAAGCACTACAGTCATAGCGACTGGATGAAGATATTTCAAAAAAATTATTTATAACAAGAAAGGGGATAGGGTTGGCGCCGTAATATCATGATTCCCCAAACGAGAAAATGGAAAACAAACAAATAACGAACATTGAAAACAGGCCAAAAAAGAAACTGGAACTACATCCCGATAAGCTTTATCAAGAATTATAGTCCGCAAGTTTTAAAAGCGAATATGCGTGTAGTTGGTGCAACAGAATACGCCTTAATTCTGTACAGGTCTAAGCTACCAAAGTTTAGAAATGTAGGAGCGGACGGGAAGAATCACATGGTTTTTAACTGGTTTCAATGGGAGCGTGACAAGAAGGATATCCCGAAGATTCATCCGGCACAGAAACCCGTAAATGTAATTAAAAAGCTTGTTGAGACATTCACGGATGAAGGGGACATTGTAATAGACCCATGTGCGGGGAGCGGTACAACCTTAAGAGCCTGCAAGGAACTGAATCGGAGTTGCTACGGATTCGAGATTCATCGTCCGTTTTACGAGAGGGCAGTTAAAGAAATGCTTGCAGACAAAAACGAACAAATAAACTTAGAACTGTAAAAAGGAGAGGTAGAAAAATGAGATTCATTAACATTACGGGCGAGGAAATCGTGTATTTCAAGACAGACGGAACGAAAGAAATATTTCCGTCTATAGGGGAACTTGAGGCAGAAAGAGTACTTTATTCGAAAGAAGAAAAAGACGGCTTCGTTATCTGCAATTATGGGTATAAAGGCGATGAGATTTCCGAAGAAGTTCAGCAGGCTCTTAAAAAATATTGTACAGAAGAGGACTACTATTTCGTAGTTTCTGAAATTGCTTATCAAAAGATGCTAAGTATGGATTTGATGGCCAAAAATATCGTGACGATAGGCGAAACAGTGAAGGACGATAGCGGTAAAGTAATCGGAATTAAAAACTTTTCAAGGGGGTAGAAAAATGAATCAAGTTTGTTTAATGGGGAGACTAACAGCAGACCCCGAAATCAGATACACACAGGGCGAGAACACGACTTGCATAGCAAGATACACGCTTGCAGTAGATAGACCAAGGAGAGCAGACGGACAGGCGAACACCGATTTTATCCGCTGTGTGGCATTCGGAAGGACCGGGGAATTTGCAGAGAAGTATCTCCGTAAGGGAGAGAAAATCGCACTGAACGGGAGGATCCAAACGGGCAGTTTTGACGACAAGGACGGGAAGAAGGTATACACCACGGATATAGTCGTAAATTCGCATTACTTCTGTGAATCCGCAGGAAATGCACCCGCAAGAAAGGCAACGACAGACGAGGACGGATTTATGCAGATTCCCGACGGAGTGGGAGACGAAGGGCTGCCTTTTAACTAGGGGGGCTTATGGATAACTTTGTGACTGACATCATCCCTTACGGACACGAGAACGCAATTACCCGGGCGGAATTAGCTACCCGCCTAGGGGAAAGCGACAGAGTGATACGAGCGGGGATAAATAAAAGCGAGGAATTGATCATAAACCTTCAGGACGGGAAAGGATACTTTAAGCCTTTACCGGAAGAGGGCCATTTAGTGAAAGCGTGGATCAAGCTGTTCGAGTCGAGAGTCAAGGACGAGAGCAGAAGATTAAGCATTGCGAGAGGGTGGCAAAAAGAAGCAATTTGATAAAAAAGAAAGAGGCAGGGTTGGCGCCGCAATACTATAGTTCCCATTGAAATCATGACAAATGAATTTATATTGCAGGACAGACTGCAAAAGATAAGGCAAATTATAAACCAATATGGAGAAGATAATTTTTACATTAGCTTTTCCGGTGGAAAGGATAGCACTGTTTTATCCGCTTTGGTCGATATGGCGATTCCGGAAAACGCAATCCCTAGAGTATTTGCAGACACGGGGATAGAGCTAAAAATGATTAAGGATTTCGTACTTGAAATGCAAAATATAGATAGCAGAATCACAACGATTAAACCGGCTGTCTCGATAAAGAGAAGCTTAGAGGAGCATGGATACCCTTTTAAATCTAAATACCATTCTCATTACTTGGAAAGATTTAATCGAATAGGGATGTGCGATAGTATCAAACATTATCTCGGAGAAAATGTAAAAGGCATAACGTGGGGCGAACAATCCACTTGCCCGAAAAAACTAAAACAGCAATTTGACGACCATTATAAGTTAAAAATCTCTGACAAATGCTGTGTGAATCTCAAAGAGAAACCGCTAGAAGCGTGGGGAAGAGAGAACAAAAAACCCTACTCCATATTGGGGATAATGAGATCAGAGGGTGGGCGAAGAGAAAGATCAACTTGTTTATCGTTTAAAGGTAAAAAGCTATGGGCTTTCCAACCAATGGTTTCTTTGAATGAAGAATGGGAAGAGTGGTTTATAAAGGAGTTTAATATTAAAATTTGCGACATTTATAAACCACCATACAACTTTACCCGGACAGGGTGTAAGGGTTGCCCATTTGCTCTAAAGCTACAGAATGAGCTTGATACACTTGAAAAATTCTTTCCGGCAGAACGGAAACAATGCGAGAGTGTGTGGAAACCGGTGTATGAAGAGTACAGACGGCTTGGGTACAGATTGAAAGACAAACAAGAAAACTAAACAAAGAAAGGGGGTGGGAGAATGAAAGAACTAAAGCTATATCAATGCGAGCTGTGCAAAACACAGTATGCAGATAAAGAAGAGGCGAAGCGGTGCGAACAATACCATGTAAGAGGGTTAGAAATTGATTGTTGTAGCTATAGGGGAATGAATGAAACGTCGGAAAAATTCCCTGTCAAAATATGGGTTAAGTCGAAAAACGGAGAGGAAAGGATGTACCGGCTATGAATGAGAATATAAAAGAGATTTTAAAGCTGATAGAAGAACATCCGGATTTGCCCGTAATCCCAATGGTGGGGCAAGACATAGTTGCAGACAGTTTCGGCGAGTGGACGGCAGAAGTAGGAGAAGCAGAAATAAAGAAAATCTGTATATATGAAGATGCGGTTATCTTTTATGACGAAAACACTTTAAAAACAGCCGGACTATTAGAACTGGACTACGACACTCTAGGGATTCCGGAAAGCATGAGCAGCGGAGAAGCAAACAGGAGACTAAAAGCCTTTATAGATTCGCTTGATTGGCTAGAGGCGATAATCGTTCATATTGAAACGCCTACGATTGAAATTCCGGATAATACGGAAAAGATTAATGAATTATATGGGGAGGGATAAATGACAAAATTGCCAAACTTAGAATTACTGATGTATAAAGCTATCGGGCACTTAGGGCAAAATAAGGAATTTATGGAGAAGGTTATAAAAGCAAAATCAGATGGTATTAAAACCTTCAATTTTCAAATTGAAACCTTCCCACAAATTTGGGGGAACACCTGTACAGGGTTCGACATTACAGAGGACGGAAGGGATGCTTTCGGTGGCAGTGCTTTGATTATGGAATATACGACTGTTGTACATGAAGAAAACACGGAATCCTATTTGATTTTCTTTGGCGATAGACCTTGCTATACGGTTTTCAATCCAACAAAGGAGTTTTACGAGGACTTGAAGGAAAGGCATTTAGTTAGCCTATCAAAATCAAAAGAGAGGTATTAAATGACAAGAGAAAAAGAACTGAAAGAACTTAAATACAGAGAGCAGAAAAAGGTTGTAGTAGTTAGAAGAGTTAATTTGCGCTCAAGATGTAAGTGCCGTACCTGTAAAGAAGAACTAGATGATTTGGATAGGTTCGACTACTGCCCTTACTGTGGACAGAAGCTAGATTGGAGTGCGTTGGATAATTGAGATGAAATCAGTATCCGAAGTTAGTGAAATAACAGACAAGGAGAGGGAACAAATGAAAATATTTATAAGCCATTCCAGAAAAGGACGAGAAGCGGAAGATATACAGAAGGAAAGAGAAAAGTTATCCCTTAAGCTGAAGGAGAAGTATGGCGAAGGGGTGGAGATTGTAGAAACTTTTTTGAACGAAATTTCAGAGAAGGACGAAGAGGAAAATCCTGTATTTGTCTTAGGCTGGGCGATACAGCTGCTTTCAACTGTTGACGGAGTTGTTTTCGGCCGAGATTGGTACAAGTCAAAAAGATGCCGGATAGAACGGAATATATGCCATGAATATGGGATCGAGATAGTAAAGCTGTAAGAAAGGGGGCGAGTATGGATATCTATATAAGCCAGCCGATGGAAGGGCGAGAAAAGGCAGAATGCGCTAAAGAGTTGGCTAATGTAGCCACGGCGCTAGAAAAGGAATATAAGAACAAAAAGATAGGTTTTTTCTTCCGGATCTGCACGGATGACAGATATTTGAAAATGTTTGATTTTTTCAGAAATGTTTTTTTCTTAGGAGAATCTAAAGCCGTTTACTTTGTTGACGGCTGGGAAAAAGATAAGTTATGTAGGATTGAGAGGGAAATTTGCGAAGTGTTTAATCTAAACATAATAAAAAGCAAATAAGAAAGGGGGATAGCTATGATAAAGCCTTTAAATTTTGGAAATTTTCAAGCCATGAAAAGGTATAGCTATAACCAAATGAACGCCTGGGCGGTATCGGTATATAAAAGCGGATATGAGGACGGGCAAGAGGACGGAACGGAAACCGTAATACTTGACTTTGACGAAAAGACCATGCGGGAATTCCTTACATCCATAAAAGGGATAAGTGACAAGACGGCGGATAAAATAATATCCGCCTTTATTGCAAAAGGAAACGGAGCATGGGAAGTATAAATGCGACAGTAACATACCTGTTTTAAAAAAACATGTGTTCTCGTTCCAGCTTGCCTTAACATCCGTAGAATCTTAAAATATAAGAGGTACTTAGGCGCGTGATAGAGGTGGAGCGGATGGACTGGGGAAATGAGAAAACACAAGTGAAATGCCCTTTCTATATATCCCATACATATCCAAGGGGGAAAGGGGCGACGGCGATAGCGTGCGAGAAATTGCCGGATATTGAAAACTCTTGCACTATGCGGATATGCTTTACCAAAAAAGCAGAGCTTATAAAGTACATGGATAAATATTGTAAGTGCTTTTCTTATCAGAAATGCCCACTATATCGCCACATACTGGAAGAGATGGAGAAAGAGGATGACAAAGAAAGAGCAGGAAGAATTAAAAAAGCAAAATTCATTGTATAAGAAAGTCAAGGAAGCAAGCGACAAGAAGACAAAAGAAATCCGTTTTTGGGAGAGGCGAGCGGAGCACTGGGGAAGGCTGAAAGCAGATAAGGACAGGGAACTTGACAAAATGGCGGTAGAACTCCGGCACAGCCAAGCCCTATGCGGGATTCTTTTGGAAAAGCTAGGGGGGAAAACATCTGTAGAGGGAAAAGAATGGCAACAAGCCATTAGGGAAGGAAGGGACGTCACGGCGTGCACGGATGAAAAGGGAAGCTTTACTTTCTTTATTGCTGGGGACAAGGTAACGGAAGAAAGATAAAATACCCCTAACATCTAGTGAAAGGGGGAAACCGTGGGAACGCCAAAAAAAGAAAAGGGAAAAACTAAGCATTGGTCACTTATGGACGAGTACACCACAAAAGAAATGCTTATTTACCTTGAAGACCTTAAAAGAAAAGGCTGTACAGATAGCGCCATAGCCGACAAAATCGGCATAACCGTTAGAACGCTTATAAACTGGAAGAACAAGGACAAGAGAATAAGAGACGCTATAAAGAACGGCAAATATGTATCCATAGCACAGATGGCTAATGCCGTATTCTTGGCAGGAATCGGGCACGTGGAGAAAGTGCCGACAGTCCTAAAGGATAAGCAAAGCGGAATCCCTTTAGTCCGTAGGAAGGACGGGGAAATAGGGTTAATGACAGGGGAAGAAGGAGAAGAAATAATAACCTATGAAGACCTTGTATATATAAAGCCTGATGTTAAAGCAATGATGTTCTATTTAGCAAACAGATGTTCTGAAGAATGGGGAATCAATAGAACGTATGATGGAACAAATGACAAGAACATGGCGCAAGGCGTTGTACAAGTGGTTGTAAGAAACGAGGGCTTAGAAGAGCTTGAAAAGAAAGCCATAGAAGAAGCCAAAAAGAAAGACGAGGAACTAGAGAAGGGGACGGGATAACCGGCCTTTTTTCTTTGCAATAAAAAAAGAGCCTAAGCCCTTTTTCTTTCGTCTTCTAATTCTGCGCCTTTTCTTCTGTATATTTCACTGCCGTAGGTTAATCGAATTTGCATCATGTCGTAAGGCTTTCTATTCTGCTTGTGGTATCCTTCAGGGGCTTTATACCAAACTCCCTTGTTGGGGGAATATTTGAATTTAAGGGCTTTCAAAATATCCTTATGCTCTTTGGTATTTCCGCTTACCCATATCCAGGATCCACAAACCTCTATCAGCATATCGGGGAAGTTAAGGAGTTGCTCTATTATATCCATGAATTCGTCGGCGGTTTCAGATGTAGCTTTTTCGTACTTCTCACCCTTTGCGTTTACGTGAAAGGCTTTAAGTCTGTCGAATGCTCTTGTAAAGGCTTCAGATACCTTTTTCATTTCTTCGGTTGCCCAATCTTGATTTCCGATGTTGTTATCGGGGTGAAACTTTATAGCTAGCTTGTGGTATTCCTTTTTTAATTCCTCGGCGGTGGTGCAATTTGTGAAGTATGCAGTCATTTTATTTTCCTCTCTTTCTGTAACCTGGGTTTTCTTCTCATGTTTCGTGACTTATTGGCGTATGTGGGGCGGTTTCCCGCCCTTGGATTAGCATTCAACGATTGTTTTAAAATCCTCGAAAGCGGAAGTGCCTTTTTCATCCCAACCGCAGACATCTATATAGTAGGAAAGCGCATTGTAAACATCGGTCTCATCTCCTTCTTTCTTTTCGAGCTTGTCGAATGCTTTTTGCAAGTAGTCTTTTTCTTCCTGTGTAAGTGTCCACCATGCTTCTCTGAAATCGCTTATACTTGTCATCTTCATATGTACCTTCTTTCCGCCCTGTGGGCTTGTGGCTGTCGGCTTGTTTTCTTTACTCTGTACACAGTATAGAACAACACAGAACATTTGTCTATTGGCAAATCTCACAAATATGTACACAGTAATTTGTACAATATTACTCTGTACAAAGTTATTGGATTGTGGTATTATCCTCTTAGAGGTGAAAAAGATGGAAAATAGAAAAAAATATGACTACGATGTAGCCTATAGAAAAGAGAAGATTAAAAGAATTCCGCTCGATGTACAAATTTCAGAATACGACGCATTGAAGGAGCAAGCGGACAGCGTGCCTATGAATACCTTCATCAAAAAAGCCTTGAACTCCTACACGGGGCAAGAGATATTTAAGGTATAGGGGGCGATTATGGAAGACTTGCGGTTTGAGTGGGATGAGAAGAAGAACGAAATTAACATCAAGAAGCACGGTGTTAGCTTTGAAGAAGCAAGTACATCATTTTATGATGATTTAGCTATCATCATCCCCGATGAAAAGCATTCAGAGGACGAGGAGCGCTTCACACTTATCGGAAAGAGCGAGAACAACCGTATCTTATATGTATCGCATTGCGAAAGAGTCGGGGGAGTTATTCGGCTGATTTCTGCAAGAAAAGCGATGACTAGAGAAGTTAAAGAGTATTTGAGGAGGTAAAAGATGGGAAAAGTTTTACAAGATGACGAAATGCCCGAATTGACAAGCGAAGATTTCAAAAAAGCGGTTAGAAACCCGTATGCGCAATATTTCAGAGAGAAAGATTCTCTTATAGTACCTGATAAGGCGGTAGAATACTTTATAAAGCAAGCGACAGAGACGGGCACAGACTGGCGAACGCTTGCAAATTTCTATTTGATGGATGTTGTGAAGAATGGGAAAAAAATAAAAATAGAATAATGTGAACATAAGTTTGTGTTTAAAAGAGGGCTTGACACCCTCTTTTTTTATTGCATGGGTATAAATCCCCTCTTTTTGCTATGAAAGAAGGAAGAAAGGGGGATTTTATGGAAGCGATTTGGACGCCACAACCTAAGCAGGCGCTAATGATGTCACGACCAGAGTACGAAGCTTTGTACGGCGGAGCGGCAGGCGGTGGAAAGACGGATTATTTAGTAATTGAAGCATTAAGGCAAGTACACATCCCCCACTATAAAGCCCTTATCTTGCGCCGTACCTTCCCGCAGTTAAAGGACATTATAGATAAGTCATATATATATTACAAAAGAGCTTTTCCGAAAGCGGAGTACAACAGGACGGAACACCGCTGGACTTTCCCAAGCGGGGCAAAAATTGACTTTGGAAGCCTTCATTCTGAAGATGACAAGTACAAATATCAAGGTCTCGCGTACGACTTTATAGGATTTGACGAATTAACACACTTTACGTCAACACAATACGAATATTTAAAGAGCCGTAACCGCCCGAATGGATCCAATACAATCGTGTACATTAGGGCGACCGCAAACCCGGGCGGCGTAGGGCACGGCTGGGTAAAGGATAGGTTTATAACCTCTTGCAGAGCCGGGGAGACAAAAGTAGAAGTGCATAAGGTAAAAACCCCGAATGGGATTGAATATATGGCGCAGTCGAGGATATATATTCCCGCTTCTGTCTTTGATAACAAAAAACTTCTTGAAAACGATCCCAGCTATCTTCCTAGACTTGCAGCTATGCCCGAAGCGGAGCGGAACGCCCTTTTATATGGCGATTGGGACAGTTTCAATGGACAGGTTTTCACAGAATTTCGGAATTCGACGGATGGATACGACACGCACCAATTCAGCCATGTTATCAAGCCTTTTCCAATTCCCGACTGGTGGAAGGTGTTTCGGGCTTACGACTTTGGATATAGCAAGCCCTATGCGGTGTTGTGGTTTGCGGTAGACGGCGACGGGAGAATGTACTTGATACGGGAACTCTACGGGTGCACGAGCACGCCGAATACAGGCGTGAAAGAGGAGCCACACGAGCAGGCGAGAAGGATTAGAGAGATAGAAGCGACAGACCCGAGGCTCAAGGGAAGAAAGATAAGCGTAGGAAGCGTTGCAGACCCCGCCATATGGAATAAATCGACTGGCGTAAGTGTCGCAGACGCTATGGAAGCGGAAGGGATTTACTTTGACAAGGGCGACCATGAAAGACTAGCGGGGCTTATGCAGTGCCACTATAGGCTAGCATTCGATGAAAAGGGCTACTCGATGTTTTATGTGTTTTCGGACTGCTTGGACTTTATAAGGACGATACCGAACCTCACATACGATGAAAAGAATGTCGAGGACATCGACTCAAGCCAAGAAGACCATATATACGACGCATGGCGGTATGCGTGCATGCAAAACCCGATAAAGGCAAGACGGAATTTCTTAGATACAGACAATCACGATTTTGACCCGCTGAATTTGTACAAGGGTAACAGCAAGGTACGGATGTACCGCACATAAGGAAAGAGAGGGGAAAAGATGGCAAGAGCCAAGAAAGAAAAGGTAGTAGAGGACACTTTAGCGCAGGAGATGGCACAAGCGGAAGTAGAAAGAGAAGAGGCAGAAAAGCAGGAAGTAGAAAGGGCAATCTCTTCCCTTATCCCAAATCTTACGGATGAGGATTGCATGGAAGCTATGGGGCGGTGCAGGAAGTACCACGAGAAAATGCAAGGCTTAGAAAATCGCTTGAAGGAAAACGAAGCGTATTACCGACAGCAATACACCTACTACAAAAACCTTGACGAGCAGAGAAGTCTTCCCGAAAAGGGGAGCGGGTATCTCTTAAATGCGGTTATTAACAAGGTTGCCGACATGATGGACAACTACCCGCAACCGACAATCCTTCCGCGTGAAGAGTCGGACGAAGAGACAGCTTCAATTCTAAGCAAGGTTATTCCTGCAATCTTGGAGCGGAACAACTACACGAAGGTGTATTACAAGTGTGCAATGGAGAAGGTAAAGAACGGCGTTTCCGTTGCAGGCGTTTTTTGGAATCCGACAAAGGACAACATCGGCGATGTGGAAATTAAGCGAATCGACATCTTAAATATGAGATGGGAGCCGAACATTGAGGACATCCAAGACAGTAAAGAAATCTTTATCCTTACGGAGTCGGATGTAGAGACTATGAAGGTGCTGTACCCCGATAAGCTTTCCGACCTTGCAGGATCATACAATGCTGACCTTACCCACTACAGCGACACGGAAGTATCAAGAGCAGATGAGAAAGTAATAGTCTACGACTGGTATTACAAAAAGACGGTATCGGTGGAGATTGGCGGGCAGGTGTTCCCGAAGACTGTCCTGCACTATGCTAAGTTTTGTGATGGAAAATTGCTTTATGCTTCTGAAAATGACCCGACAAAGTCCGAAGGTTGGTACGAAGACGGGCAATATCCTTTTGTCTTTGATGTGATGTATCCGATAAAGGACACACCTGTAGGCTTTGGCATGATTGATATTATTCGAGAGCCGCAGGAATTTATAGACAAGATGAATAAAGCCTTGATTCAGAATGTTCTTGCGAATGCCCGCCCTCGAAGGCTTGTAAAGGACACTACGCAGATAAACGAAGAGGAGTTTAACGACTACAACACGCTTCTTGTGCACTACGAAGGAAACCCCGACGGCATTCTTCCCTTGGAAGTGAATCCTTTGCCCGCTATCTATGCGCAGATTTTGGAGAACACGAAAGAGGAATTAAAGGAAAATTCCGGGAATCGTGACTTCTCACAGGGAACGACAAGCGGTGGCGTTACTGCAGCATCCGCTATTGCGGCATTGCAAGAAGCGTCAAGTAAGACCTCCAGGACGATGAACCTTGTTTCCTACGACGCTTTTAAGTCCCTAATCACGATGGTTATCAGCCGTATGCAGCAGTTCTACAGCGTGCCGAGAACCTACCGCATTATCTTAAACAATGAGAATTACTATGCTATGGTGGGTATTTCGAAAGATTCCCCGATGGCAAGCGATTCTATGGCGGAGCTGTTGCCAAACTCGGCATTCAACCAGTCCATAGGGAAGTATATGGGCGGGCATAAACCTATCTATGACATATCGGTAGGCGCAGAGAAGTCCAGTCCCTATTCAAGAGTGGCGCAGAATGAATTTGCAAAGGAACTTTTCCAGCTAGGCGTTTTTAATCCACAGCTTGCGGATCAGACGCTAGGCATGCTTAAGATGATGGACTTTGACCAAAAAGAGGAAATCATTCAGAGCGTATCTGAAAATCAAACCTTGTTGCAGGAGAATTTGCAGATGAAACAGCTTCTTCAAGGCTTAGGGGGCATCGTGGCGGAGACGACGGGAGACACCCGAATCATGGAGATGTTCCCGCCCGAAGACATGCAGGCAATGCCAGGGAGAGTCGAAGACGACGGAAGCGTGGAAGTAAATCAGCTTGGAGAAGCAAAGCGAAGCACAGGAACTTCACAGGCTGACAAGGCACGAGAAGAAGCAAGAGAGAGGGCAAGCGTATGATAGAGATTCGATATAAGGAAAGCCCGAAGGAGATAAAGCTATCTGCAAGCGGACACGCACAGAGGGAAGAAGAGGGAACAGCATACGCCTGTAGTAAGGTTTCCATTCTTACGCAGGCTTTGGCACTTTCCGTCCTCGACCTCTCGGAGAAGAAGGGAAGAAACGGAGTAGACTACATGGCCAGTCACGGGGAGTTTTCTCTTTTGGTGGATTTGCGGGCGTTCGTGCCGGAAGAAAGAGAAAAGATCAAGTCCTACTTTGCCCTTTGTATGGGGGGCTTAGAGATAGTCAAACAGCAATTTGAAAAAAGTATTCTTATTGCGTGTGAATAAAGAATAAATGTTTGTTAAAACAAATGTATAGACGCTAGGGAAAGACCTAAGATAACGGCACACTCACCGAGATTGAGCAGAAAGGAAAAGAAATGGAAAAATTGTATTTACACCCTTTGCAGTTTGACGGAGACGGAGAAGGAGAGGCGCAGGCGCAGGCAGAAGGCGCGGAAGAGGTAGCGAAAGAGGAAGAGAAGAAAGACATCCCCGAAGTAGAGCCAATTCCTAAGAAAGACCTTAAGGCACTCTTAAAAGAGGATGCAGAGTTAAAAGCGCAGTATGACAAAGCTATTCAAAGCCAAATCACAAGACGCTTTAAGGACTACGAGGGCTTAAGAGAGAGAAGCCAAGCACTTGACAACTTGTCTAACTTGGTACGAAGCGCATTCCCGGACGCACCGCAGGACGGTGACGCGAATTCCCTTTTTATGTACTTGCAAGGCAAGTCAGACCTTTTCACCGAAGCCGCAAGCCAAGCAGGCATGACAGTAGACGCCTATCGCAGAATGCAGGAAATGGAAGCGAAGAATCGCGCGCTCCTTGGAGAGCAAAGAGCCATGCAGGAAGAAGCGAGACGGCAGGAAATGTATGCTATGTGGGATGCACAAGTTCCCGAAGTAAAAGCAATCTACCCCGACTTTGACGAGCAAGAGGAAATGCTTAACGAAGAGACCGGGGAGCGATTTACAACTCTGCTATCGCAAGGGTGGACAATGCTGCAGGCGTATGAGGCTATCCATATGCACGAGATTATGGATAAGACCGCACAGGCAGTAAAGAAGCAAACCGCAATGGACACAGCAAAGCAGATTAAGACAGGGCAAGGCGATGTAAAAGAATCTGCTACCGGAAAAACCGCTCTGTCACCCGTAGGAAGTGACCTCGGGAAAATGAGTAATAAGGAAATTGAAGACATTATAAGACGTGTATCAGGGGGAGAAAGAGTAGTCCTCTGACACGCAGAAAGAGGAGATTATGGAAAATTTATTAAAGAGAGTAAAGGGATTGTTTTTAGAGATTCTGCAGTTCCCGGATCCTACACCGATGAACCTTACCACATCGACGGCAACTGACAATGATTTGAGTCCTTCCAACAACAAGGTGTTCTACGACAAGAACCTTATTCGTTTGGTTGGTCCTTCACTCATTCATGATCAGTTTGGTAAGAAGGTAAATATCCCGAAGAACCACGGGAAGACGATGGAGTTTAGAGGTTTTGAGCCGCTTGCAAAGGCGCTGAATCCTTTAACCGAGGGACAGACTCCGACAGGAAAGAAGCTTGACATGTTCACAGTTACTACTGCACTTAAGCAGTACGGTGATTATGTAGCGCTTTCCGACCTTCTCGAAATGACCGCAATTGATAACCATGTGCTTGAGGCGCAGGAGAAGCTGGGCGACCAAGCAGGAAGAACGCTCGACACAGTTACAAGAGAGGTAGTAAATGCCGGAACAAACGTGCAGTACGCAGAGGGACAGGTTACAGCGAGAAGTGCACTTACTGCAGCAATGACCTTGACACCGAAGGCTATCGCTATGGCGGTTAGAACCTTAAAAAAGAGAAACGCTCCAAGAATCAACGGAAAGTACATCGGTATCATTTCACAGGATGTTGCTTTCGACCTTCAGCAGAACCCCGATTACAAGGATTTGTTCCGTTATACGGATAATTCCGCTTTCAAGAACGGCTATTTGTTTGACCTGTCCGGCGTTGAGTTCTACGAGACATCCGAAGCGAAGAAGTGGATTAATGCAGGAGCAGGATCCATTGATGTGTACTCTTCCTTGATTCTTGGAAAAGACGCTTTCGCAGTGACAGCGTTAGAGGGCGAGGGATTAGAGACTATCGTAAAGCAGCTAGGTTCTTCCGGTGCGTCCGACCCGTTGAATCAGAGAGCAACAGTCGGCTGGAAGGCTCTTAAGGCGGTTGCAATCCTTACAAACCAGTACATGGTTCGTATTGAAACTGGCTCTTTCTATAACGAGCATGAAGCTAACTAATAGGGGGTAGTATATGGCAAAGACGGAAACAGTAAATGCAGAAGCGGTAAAAGCGGTAGAAACGGCGAAGACAGAGAAGGTATTTCTTCCCTATGACGATACGCATAAGCGTCCTTTATATGTATGTGTAAACGGGCGGTCTATGAGTATCGAAAGAGGAAAAGAGGTAGAAGTCCCCGCCGAGTTTGCCGAGGTTGTAAGAAATGCTATTCAGCAGGAGACAGACGCTGTAAAGTATTCCGACGCAATGGCTTATAAAGAGTAAGGGTCGCTTTGGGGCGGTGGGGCAACTCATCGCTCCTTTTTATTTACCATGAAAGGGGTACATATGATTAAAGTAAGAAGTAAGACGCTGTTTATTCCTGCGGAGGAGCAGAGCATCGGCGCGGTCGGAGAAGCGGATTCCACGGTAAGGGAGTTCCACATCGACAGGGTATCGGGGGACGGGGTAGACCTTGCAAATCTCTTGTTTAAGCTGAATATTCGCTATGCAGGAGTGCGGGATATTGACCGAAGCGACCTTGAAAAGGTGGTTACGGATAATGCTATCATTCTTAGGTGGCTGATTTCTTCCGTTACGATGAGCCATGCAGGAACGGCATTCATCCAGCTTGACGCATTCGATAGTACTGGTTCTTGTCGTTGGAAGTCTTACCCAGGCGCAGTGTACATCGAGAAATCGATTGGCACGGAAGACGTCCCGAAGAGTAGTCTTTCGGAACTTGAACAGTTGGAAAAGAGATTCAATCAAATCGGGGACGGAGAGAAGGCTAGAGTAGAAGCAGAGAAGAAGAGAGTTACCGCAGAGGAAAAGAGGGAAGAAGCCGAAGGAAAGAGAAATACTTCTCTTGCAAATATCATTGCGGAAGAGGAGAAGATTAAGGCGGTTTCCGCTGAGACAAAAGGCTATAAGGATAGTGTTTTAGCGGACAAGCAGGAAATTACAACCATGAAGAACGAAGCTGTTTCTGCAAAGACAGAAGCAGAGCAACACGCAAGCGCTGCAGAAGCATCTAAGAACAGCGCCATTACAGAGGGCACAAAAATCAAAGAAGCGGTTACTGCTTTAAAGAATGAAGCGAATGTAGCTAAGACCGACGCAGTAAACGCCAAGAACGAGGCTGTCTCTGCAAAGAATGGGGCAAATACAATCAAGGGCGAAGTGTTGGCCTTAAAGACTGAAGTGAATTCCAATGCCGAAAAGGCAAAGCAGAATGCGGATAAAGCAGAAGCATCCGCAAACACGGCAAAGACTGCAGAGACAAACGCCGAAGCGTTCAAGACCGAAGCGGGAAAGTCGGCAGAGAAGGCGAAGGAATCCGAGACAAAGACGCTTGAAGCTTTGAAGAAAGCTGAGGCAAACGGTGGAGCTGGGGGCGTTACTGCGGAAGAGTTGCACAGCTACGTAGATACGGCGGTCGGAAAGGTTAAGAGCGGAATCACAGAAGCGGAATTAATGGCAAAGATTCCAAATACTGTAGGTGATGAACAATTAAGATTAACTAAATATTTTTCTGGCCTTGAAAACTCTTCACCTTTTTATACAGGACAATTAGCAGGGATAAGAACTTTAAATACAGCACTAGAAGGAATACGTGCTTACGTGCAAAGTGTCCACGATAATAGGGTCAGTACAAAGGTTGATTTGCTTTCAAGAGACCACAAGTCTAATTTAAGAGCAATCTGCGAGGGACTAAAAAACATTCTTCGAGATGGTAATGAATTCATTTTTTCAGTTGGTGATTATTTTGATGCTTGGATATCAAGTGGCACGAAAAGACCTATATTTTACGTTGCGGGTATCAATATGTACGGACTGAAGAGAAGTATTGACTTTGTGACATTCGACCTACCACTCAGTATTGACTTAAAGAAAGAAGCTTACGATGCAAACACTCCGTCGGCGCCGGCTCAAATCAACAAGTTAATAAGTGATACAATCATGAAAGATAAAAGGTTTGAAGGTCTTCAGGACGCTGTTAATGCTGGCGTAATTAAGAAGGCAGCTTTCGGTACGGGGTGGGTCGAAGAATACCCGTTCTGGACTTTCGAAATGGGCGAAGTGATTCCACTTCCAGAAATACTTAGATACATGATGTCTTCAGAATTGTCGGTTCCAATGAAAAAAGTGGAACAGTATCCACTATTCAAGCAGGAGCGGTTTCGCCGTGCACTAGGTAATGGAGAATATATCACATCTACATGTACCGATAACGCAATTGTCGTTATTGATAATCAGGGAAAAAATACGCTCGTACCAAAAGAAAATGTGTTTGTGGAAGGAAAAATGCAAAAGAAGCCTATCATTCCTGTATGTTTTAGAGTTGAAGCTGATTAATAGGCAAGGGGAGAGGGGAGACCCTCTCTTTTTGCTTGGGAAAATATACAGAGCATAAAGGACAATGAATAAAAAAGGAAGGAGCGGAAACGATGAAAATAACAGTAGGGGAGATTCTTGCACTGGTTGACGACGCAAGACCAAACGCCACAAGCGAATACTTTAAATTGCAGTTCTTAAATGAAGTGGAAGCGGAGATATTCGACCACTATATAGCCTTTAAAAGGGGAACAGAAGCGCATATCAAGCCAATTCATGCAAGGGCATATCTCCATAAAGAGAAGGACGAATTAAAGGGAGATGCCGTTAGAGATGGAATGGTGGAAAGCACCGTGACCATCATGGGAACAGATCCGTACTATATCGGGAATCCCTTAGAAAGCAGGATGAGAGACGGAGAAGCGCAGAACGAAGGCATGCGGGTATTGGAAGAGATAGAGATAGGTGGAGAGAAGAGGCTTGTAAGATTTCGCAGAGGGATTCCTGTACTTCTTCCCTACACGCCATATGACATGGACAGCGTAGTTCTCTTAGACAGCCGTTTCAGCGGTATCTATATCGCATACCTTAAAGCAAAGATTGATTTCTTAGAGGATGAAATAGAAAGCTATGCGAATGATACACAGGCGTACCAGGCGGAAAAAGAGGCATGGCTTAGTTACATGAATCGCTATTTAATTCATAACGAGAGGAAGCCGAGGGGGTTAATCTGATGAATTTTAAACCTATGCAAGCACTGGGGAAAATGAAACAGAATATAGGTGTTTTCGGGGGACTGAATCAGTCAAGTGTTGGGGCAGATAATGAGTTTTTAGATATGAAAAACATATCATCAAGACTGTTCCCGTCCCTTACTTTGCGTGAACCGAATGTGCCTTTTAATGAATCGGAAGAGCCAGTACAAATCTTTTATAAGAATTCCTTGTATATGTTCGGGAAGAATGCGCTTATCTATGACAAAAAAAGAATAGCATTAAAAAAGACCGTGGAATTAGACAGGGTACTGGTTGGAATGGGCGCATACATCTGCATTTTCCCCGATAAGCAGGTATTCAACACAAAGACGGAAGAACTGACCGATATGGAATCGTCCTACACACAGGAAGGGCAAATCAGCATTTCCCCTGTTTCGGAAGGTTCAAGCTTTGTAAAGATTCAAGGGAAGAACATCGGAAAGAATTTCAAACGGGATGATGTTGTATCTCTTTCGGGATTTACGCAGTACACGGGGGCACTAAACGCCACTAAGGCAATAAAGGAGATAGGCGATGACTTTATTGTCATTTCCGCAGTAGATGAAAACGGTGCGTCTCTAAGAAGTATCACGGAAGAAAGCGGAGTGAAGATTGTTCGGAAAGTTCCCGATATGGATTACGTTTGCGAGTTCAACAACCGCTTGTGGGGGTGCTCCAGTGCGAACCATGAGATTTATGCGTGCAAGCTTGGAGACCCGACCAATTGGAGCAGCTTCCAAGGCACGGCGGCAGACAGTTATGCGGTGTCTGTCGGGAGTGACGGGGATTTTACAGGAGTTATCAGTCAACAAGGCTATGTTGTGTTCTTTAAAGAAAACTACATCCATACGATTTACGGCACGAAACCTTCAAACTTCAGCCTTGATACCGTAGAAGCAAGGGGAGTAATGGAAGGGTGCAGTGCTTCTCTTTGCCATGTGAATGAAGCGGTAATGTATGTAAGCCGTGACGCTGTGATGATATATCAAGGGGGAATGCCCGAATCGGTATCGGACAAGCTGAAAGTCAAATGGAATCATGCCATTGCGGGGCAGTGGAGAGGGAAGTATTACGTTTATTTGCAAAATGATAATCAAGGATCCATGTATGTGTTTGACCTTAAAAATCAGTTGTGGATAAAAGAAGCTGACATAGAAGGAAAAATATACAGCCTTGTAAATGCGTCAGGGAATCTTAATTCCACTTATGAAAAGCCTTTAAATGGCAAGTACCCTCTTTATTCAAGAAACACAATGGCAGACGATATGCAGGATTATGACAATACGGAATGGGTTCTTGAGTCCGTGTACCTGGAAGAGGGCACGCTTGACAAGAAGAAGGTGCGATCTCTTCAGTTTAACATTGAATTAGAGCCGGATGCAGAATGCACTGTGTACGTGCGCTATGACAATGAAGAAATATGGAGAAGAGAAGCATCTATCACAGCGGATAAGCGGAACACCTATCTTATCCCTGTGAAGTTAAAGCGTTGTGAAAGATACCAGTACAAGCTTGCAGGGCATGGGAAATTTACTCTTTACGGCATGAGTAAGACTATCGGGAAAGGGAGTGAGCGATGAGCGTTTTTATTGTTCCGAAAATCACGATAGGAGAGATTAATAATCTTGATAAAGTGAAGCTGTATCTTACGGAGTTAAACAAGAAAATCCGTTTTCTTTCGGAGAATGTGGACGGGGATAACATCGTACCGTCTGAATACAAGAAGTTCTATCAAGACGAAGAAAAGGCTGTAGAACTCGTTCATTCAATGGACGGGTTCACGCTTGCCATTGAGAACCGGGAAGAGGCCGCAAGAACAGCAATAGAGCAGAGCACAAGGGCACTGAACCTTTATGCAAGTAAAGAGAATCTTTTAAACGAGATAAAACTTTCCCCCGAAAAGATAGTGATAAACGGGAGCAGTTTAGAGGTAGATTCTAAAAATTTTAAGCTGGACAAGGCGGGGAATTTAAGCCTTACGGGAACAGTCAATGCGGAAAGCGGAAGTTTCGGGGGATTCCAGATTGCAAGAGATGGAGAAGGCGCGTATCTGACAGGTGATACTATTTACGCTTGCGGTTTAGGCGGTACGACAATAAATATAAGCAATTATTTAAGCATAGCCACCTATGACGACATTACAGATTGTTACATGGATTTGCAAAACTGCAATGTGGAAGTGACGGAAAAAACGTATTTTGGATGGTTCAACTGTGAAGATATTCGTTGTCAAGGCGTTTATGCGAATTGCGGGTCATGTAACGATATCGTGATTGATAAAAATCTTTCCTGCTATGATGTTTGGTCTAATAATGCAGGTATTGCATGGAGTGACAGGCGAATAAAGACAGATATTAAGCCGATTGAAAATGCCTTGGGATACATTCTTTCCTTGCGCCCTGTTTCCTACAAGTTGAAGGAATTTGAGGGAATCCATTATGGACTCATTGCGCAGGAAGTACTAGACGGCGGGGATCCATATGAAATTGTGGAGCAGATGGAAAGCGGATACTATTCCATAAGCTACGGAAAATTAGACGGCATTCTTGCAAGAGCCATGCAGGAGTTAAAGGAGTTATGCGATGGTTTATAAAGCGGATTCGCCCGATTCTATCCATGAAATAAAGGATGTGGAAGGGCATATAACGAGAATTAATAGGGCGGTGCAGAATGTCTTTTCTTCTCTGGATCCGGACGATAACTTTTCCGCGGATGAACTAATGCGGTACGAAGAGACAAGGCACAATCTTACCTTACTCGATATAGGGATGAGCGGGCTATTTTCCAAGGTTGAAGAGACGGAAAACAAGATAAAGTCTGAACTCAAGGTATCGGAAGAGGGAATAAAGCTTCTTGTAAGTAAAGGCGATGTGACGAATCAAATCAATCTTTCCGGTGACACGCTAGAGATTACAGGAAACCGACTGGAAATAAACAGCCCTAACTTTGTTGTGACCGATACTAGAGCCGTGGCAAGGGGGGAGATAGTCGCAACAGGCGGAAGTATTGCAGGATGGGAAATCAGCACGGATCAAAACGGAAGTTCTGCATGGTATGGGAAAGGTAATTCCAGAATCAATGCAAGAAATGTTATAGGCCGGTATGGGGATGCAAAGGAAATTAATGCCTACGGGGATGTGTATATTAATGCGACACCAAAAGGAAACTTTGCAGACATTATCTTGAAAGATACAAAGTTTAAAGGGAATTTCTCTTGCAGTGCGATTGAAAGTTCCGGGCGCATGATCTGCACCAGTATGCAACTGTACACTACTCAAAGAGGGTATCGCGAGTCAATCCCATCAAATAAGACAACGCCTAAAGAAAGCGAGGTCGGGGACTATGGGATTGATAAGCGGTATCGCAGTAGATACAACAAAAACGAATCCCCTATGGGCGGCCTTGTAGCAAGTGGAAATATTGAGTGCTACTACGTCTCTTCTTCTCTTTCCAGTGTTGTATGGAGCGACAGACGGCTGAAGGACGACATTCGGAGAATAGAAAAAGATAAAGCATATAAACTGCTTAATGAATTAAATCCGTGTTCTTTTTCCTATAAAGCAGATGGAGAAAAGGCATCGGGATTCATAGCGCAGGAAACGCCGGAAGAATATCGGTACAAAATGCGAAACGGGCTATATGGGCTTAGATACGATTCCATTATGTGTTGCCTGGATAGTGTACTAAAAGATATGGGGGAAAAATATGGAAGAGATGGATAAGGTAAAAGCCCTACTCATGCAGAATCAGAAGATAATCCGCTATGCCTCTGAAAATGTTTCCCTTAAAGATTCTTTCTCGGATGAGTTCATAAAAGAATACGGCGAATTGCGAGGGAAAATTTCCGAATATACGGTTAGTCTTGAGGGGATAAGATACCGCATTCAAGGGATTGAAAGCGATATCGAATCAAATATAAAGCTTCTCTCTGATCGGATTTCGCTTTCGGTCAAGAAAAAAGATGTTGTGAAGGAGTTAAACACAGAGTTATCCGCAGGAAAAGGGATAAAACTACAAGGCGAACGATTTAAGGTAGATACGGAACGATTCAAGGTAAACGAAACGGGGATTCAGTTTAAAGGAGAAGTCAATGCCACAACGGGAAAATTAGGCGGGTTTCTGATCAGCGGAAATTCTTTAATCGGGGCTGAAAATACATCTATCGGCGCAGGAATTATTAATACCGCCAACATGACTATGATGGGGGCAAGCGCAGAACTGATAGATTGCAATCCCGATAGCATAGAAGGAAAGCGTGTTGTTTGGACATCTGATAGAACGATAGATAAAGACGCAAAGACGGAAAGCACGACAACCTTTAAAGGAGAAATGAATGTTTCGGGGAATATTTATGCAACGTATGGGTGGAATCAACAGATAGATCCAGACGGTGATCCGCACGGAACGGATTTCAATTTTCATTTCGAATACATTAATGTAACGCAAAGTTGCAGGCTAGAAGGGAAAGACGGAAGAAAGACCCCCGCAAACCGTGCGAGATGTTCCGAAATTATATCAAATAAGACAGGGGATTCATGGAGCGATAGAAGACTTAAGGAAGAAATAAAGGATGTTGACGGAGAAAAAGCGCTGTCCCTTTTTAGAAAGATTCAGCCTGTGACCTATACATTGAAGGAAAGCGGGGAAAAAGGGACGGGATATATAGCACAGGATTTAAAAAAGGCATTAGAGGAATGCGGACTTTGTGGAATTGTGGAAGAAAATAACGGCTACTACGGAGTAAGGTATGAGGAACTAATTCCTTTAAGAATCAAAATGACACAAGAACTATATAAAAGAATTACGGAAAGGAAGGGAAAGCATGGAGATAAAGGAAAAGGACTTGTTAAAGGCTACGGAATTACTGAATAAAGTATCTATTACAGGAATATCCAACATGGCGAATTTCGTCACAGCCTATCAACTGCTTACAGGCATGGCGACGGTAGAGGAAAAGGAAGGGAGAAAAGATGGCACTGAATAATTCTATTGTGGATTACTTAAATCAGAAGGGGCAGGGAAGTTCCTTTGCTGCACGAAAACAGCTTGCAAGCCAGCTTGGAATGACAGGGTACAGCGGAACGGCAAGCCAAAACACAAGCCTTTTAAATCAGCTTAGAAATAGTGCGGGACTCGGGGGAAACAATACGCCTTCCGCAAATGTAACCGCGGGGCTGAATGCTGCAGGAATGCCGAGCGGTGGAGCAAGTGCAACAATGACTTATTCCTCCTCTTCTTCCCGCAGCGCAGGAAATTACCCGGAAAGAAAATACAGCCCGTCTAAGCAGGTGACAGATGCATATAACGCCTATAGCGCAAGACTTTCAAGAATGCCTGGTGACTATATGGAGTCGGACGAAGTGGAAGGCAGAAGAGAACAGCTTAGAAAGGTAGAGGAAAATCGCCCGGATCCGTTTAAGAGTAAGTATCAAGACCAGATTTCCAATCTACTCGATGGAATCTATAACCAGAAGAAATTCTCGTATACGGGAAAAGACCTGCAGAATGATGACATTTACAAGATGTATGCGCAGAGATATAGCGATTCTGCAAGGCGGGCCATGCAGGACACTATGGCGAATGCACAGGCACAGTCCGGCGGCTATGGTTCTTCCTATGCGGCACAGGTAGCACAACAGTCCTATGACAATACGATGTCCGGCTTAAATGATAAGGCTCTGGATTTTAGAGACAGGGCGTATCAGATGTATAGGGATGACCAAGCGAACGAGTATAACAAGCTTCAGGCATTCCAGGGGCAGGACAACACCGACTACGGAAGGTATAGAGATACCGTAACTGATTGGCAGAATGATAGAAACTATTTCTTGAATGCCCTTAACGGAGAAAGAGCGCATGACCTGAATGTCTATAATGCCAATACATCAAATTACTGGAACGGCACGAATCATTTAGCAGGACAGTATAACGCGGACCGAACGGCAGATATGGGCGTCTACAAAATGGACAATGACAATCTGAACTTTGATAGGGAAATGGCGATGAAAGAGGAGCAGTGGGCGAAGGAATACGCCATGAAGAAAGAAGCGCAAGACCTTGACAATGAACTTGCAAGGCTGAACATCGACAAAACCAAGCAGGCACTAGCGGGAATGGTAGCAGGTGGAAGCCGTGGCGGCGGCGGTGGCGGTCGAGGACGAGGACGAGCAAAAAAGGAAAAGGAGTCTAAGAAACCGAACTACATCAGAGTGCAGGGGCTTCCAACAAGGCATGTGATGGACATAATGGATTCCATATCGCCGTATTTTGGAAAGGGAGCAAACAATGTTCTTGCGAATCCTAGACCTGCAGTCACGCCAGAAATGGCATTAAAAGCAGCACAAGAATTAAACGGGGTAGATTACTACCTGGATACATCACTAGAGGATCCGCTTACCTATATCACGAGAAACGAATTGAAAAAAGCGAGAGAGAAGCGGGGCTATTAATAAAAGGGGGATAAGATGGGAAGAGCGAGAGATTGGTTTGACGGTAAGCAAAGAGAAGAAAATAGAAGATTAATTGAAGGATATATCCTAAAGAATACGAAGAAAGAGACACTTCCTAAAACCGAATACAGAGCGAATACGGAGCAGGTTAATACTGCTCCTACTTCCTATTCCCCTGTAAAAGTAGAAATGGCAAATCCTGTACCATCAAATGATGTTAGCCTGGCGAAAAAGTACAGCGCAGGGCAAATGCTTAATAGCGAAGCAATGAATAATCTTAAAAAGTATCAGTCGGAAAATGCCACAAGCAATGCGACATTTAAAGCGGGCGTGCCGGAAGACATGACGGTCTTTAAAAATCAAAGTAATGCAAAATTCACGAGGGAAGAATTACTTGATTATTTAAAACCCCACAAGGTTGAATTTGGAAAAGAGAGAGAAGCGGTAGGGCAGGATGCTTTTGAAAACAGAAAAGAGTATCAGTTCTATAATAATCTGTCTCGTGTTCCGATAGTGGGTAATTATGCGCCAATGCTTGCGGGGGGTGAGTATGTATTAAGCGTACCGCTTTCAGCAGCAGAAGGTGCGGTGAATCTGGGGAAACAGGCATTTTCTAAAGAGAAACTAGGGCCCGAAAACTTTGAGTTTGCAAAAAAATCAGCGGCTCTTAGAGAAGGCGCCTTACGTGCATTTCGTAATAATTTAGGAATGCAATATGACGATGTGGTAGATTCAAGAGAAAAAACGGCTAATTTTATTGGTGGAGTAGTTGCAGACGCAGCAAGTTCATCAGCTAATAACATTGCATTTGGAAGGGGAAGCCTTGCTGTTGCCGGATTGAATGCGGCTAACCAAGATATGTTGGAGTCCTCTCAAAATGAAAGACTCACAAGAAACCAATTGTTGGCAAGCGGAATTGCTCATGGTGCAATAGAAGTAGCGGGGGAGTTTCTGCCTACCATGCACTTCTTGGAGTTGTCTAAATATGGACTTGGAACGTCTGCAAAAGAGGTCGCAAAAAACATCCTAAAGCAATCGGGGCAAGAAGGAGCGGAAGAGTTTGTAACGGATATCTTGAATGATGTCTCAGACTCATTCATTAAAGGCAAGGAATCCGATGTAGTAAAAGAATATCTTGCTAGGCGTGAAAACGGAGAAAGCGACGTATCGGCAAAGCTTCATACTGGTGCAAGTAGGATTGAAAATGCGGGAATGAGTTTCTTGGCTGGTGCTTTATCGGGTGGAATGTCTGCGGGAATTGCCGGGGCAACGCATACATTTAGCCAGGGAATGCGATATAACGATGTAAATAATTTTAAGGAGATTGCAGAGAGTGCCGACACAACCACAGAGGAAGGAAAAGCAATCCATGAGGTAGCGAATCGCTTAGCTGAAAAAGAAGCTAAGGGGCAGAGAATAACCGAATTTGATAGAGGATATCTTTCCAATGCTGTAGAGAATGCGGCTATCGAGGACTACAACAGACGGAAAGAGGAATTGAAAAGTAAAGATAATCTTCAAGAAAGTAAAGATAATCACCAAGAAGAAGCCGAAGCGGAAAAGCCCGGCTCTGTTCCTTATGCGCTTTTCTCAAATACAGAAGCAGGACAACAAGCAAAGCTTGAAAATGCAATCAATGAGAATCTAAGCAAGGCAAATAGAGAGAGTATCGACTATAAAAACCCTCTGCAGGAGTTTTCCAAAAACTACGATACAGAGGGCAGAAAGGCATTTGTAGAGAACTATGACGGAAGCGTACCGCTTACCGAATACATAAAGGCAAGTACACACGCTTATAACCTTGGGCGGTATAACTATAATCTGGATGGCGAGGATAGCCTGGAAAAGACTGCAAGCATGGCACTGCTTTCTAAGGAGCAGAGAGAAAGCCTATTCAAAGCGGGAGTAAAGGATTACGAGAATGCTATTAGCAAGTGGAACATAAAATATAAAGAGCGTATAGAAAAGAGAACAGGCGGGCTAATGGATAGCGTTCCGCATGCGCCGGAGAATCTGAAAAATGTATTAGGTGCGCTCGGAAAGAAGACAGGTATTCTTTTCCGTATCGTAGATTCCAAGTATCAAGACGGAAACACAAGTAATGGATCCTATGAAATGGGAAAGGGAATTATCACTATCGACCTGCAAAGCGATAACATTCTCGGAACTGTATCGCATGAAATGACACACTGGATAAAGGAGTACGCAGGCGACGGAGCAGACCAAGGCTATTACGGCTGGTTCAAGGGGCTTGCCTTAAACAGTATTTTAAAATCTAAGAACACTGATTTAGATTCCCTTATTGAAACCTATAAGCAGGCTTACGGAAATTTATCCAATGAGGAAATCACGGATGAAATCGTTGCGGATTCCACTATGCACTTCTTAAATGACGAGGAATTCATCAATAAGTTAGTGAATGGAACGGAAGAGCAAAAGAGCCTCGGAATGAAGGTAGTGCAATGGCTAAATGATATTATCGAATCATTCAAGGACTTAATCAGCCATAACGGGGAGAGACTGGCAAGTAGAGCATTAAGAGAAGACCTAGCGAGATACGAAGAAACTAGGGATGCATGGCTTGTTGCTATGTCAATGGCCAAAGAGAATATGGCGAAATATGAAGCAGTAACAGAAAACAGCGACAGCGGGGAACTGTCGCAAGTTCAGTTGCAGAAAATTATTAATCAAGGGAAAGCACACGAACAATTACTAGACCATATCTATCAGACAGGAACGCACAATAATCAATATGTTTATATTCAAGAGACGCCGAAAATCCTTACTAAGATTTTGGGGGTTGATAATTTGCCTATGGTTATGGATGTAGAACATGTTGTTACTGTACAGGCAAAAACCCAAACTGAAATAGAACAAAAATTAAATTTGACACCGCAACAAGCACAATATAAAACTGCGCATAAATTAACTGCGAAAGATATATTAAAAGATATTAAAGCAATCGAAACCCCTGCATTTATTATTAGGTCAGACGATAAAGGTAAGAACTGTAGTTTTGTTGTTGTAACGAACGAATATGATGGTGATGGGAAAAGAGTGATTGTAGCTGTACACCCTTCTGACAGCTTTAATTATTCAAAAATCAGTATTGTTTCAAATAGAATTAAGTCACTTTATGGCAGAAACCGATTTGGAAATTATCTTCACAATTATGAAAGCAATATTATTTATGTAGATCCAAGCGAAAGACATATGAAATATTTTTACAAAGAAGAAAACAGAGGCACAGCCCCAACTTACGTAAGCTTGGTCTTACCCGCAACCTCTGTTATCAAGGCAAATTTAGCACGCTTTCAAATGGATGTCAACAAGATTCTTCAAAATGTAGACCCGAATGCAAGAAATAATTCAAATAAAGTTGAACCTCATTTTCAAAATGAATTACAAAGCTTTGTGAATTCACAGCAAAACAATACCGGGAACGCAACATCGGGAACGAACACTCCCAACCAGTTGGACATTTCCGAAGAATACTATAACAGCCTTGTAGAGGAGAATGAAAACCTAAAGGAAGAGAATAGCTATCTGTCAGATGTGCTGAACGCAGAAACACGATTCGAGCCGTCAAAGAGCGATGTAAACCGTATTGCAAGCGATTTGCTTTCACAGTACAATTCGCAGTTTAGTAAGGCGAAGCTTGCGGATCAGTTAAGCGGTTTCTATAAGTATCTTAACGAGGCAAGGGATATTGACGGCGGAGAGGTGCGGAGTGTAAGCCGTGCAATTGCTAGAGAAGTTATAGAGAATGCCACCTACAAGGAAGATTCCGAAGTGCAGGACTATAACAAGGTAAAGGATTTCTTTAGCGGAAGACCGATATACATTACTGAAAAGGAATTGCACGATTTAGGGTATGAGAAGTACGGCGACCTTAGAAAGCAGTATTTCGGAAAGATTGATTTCAGAAAAGCGACTGTGGAAAACAGGGGAAATGCAGACGATGTATATAAGAGCTTTTCGGAAGCGTTCCCGCACCTTGTTACGGGCGATAAAAGCTATACCGATGAACTGAATAACCTTATTGAAGCCTACGAAATGGCTACCCCTAAAGTATATGAAGCCTTCCCCGGAGAAGAGCACGATCATGCAGTCGATAGGCTTTCCGATGAAATATACGACGCTTTTCTTTCCGTCGGAGATGAAAGACTTTATCAGAAGTATAAGGACGGCTATAAGAAGATAAAGGAAAAGGCAAGGGCAGAAGTACAGGCAGAGTTTCAGAAGAAGTATAACAAGGCACTTGATAAGATTAAGCAGCTTAGAAAAGACTATGAAAAAAGCCTTATTAGTCATGAGGAATTTATAGACGCAGAATCCAGGCTCTTAAGCCGTGGCGGTGCAGAGTATCAAGCCCGCCTTGAAATGCATAGAGCCTACAGGCAGAAGCAGGAAGAGCAACGCCATAGACAACTTTATAAGAAAGAGATTGTAAGGGATAGCAAGGCCTTAATGAAAATGGCGGTAAACCCGACCGATAATCTCCATGTGCCGAAGGTGCTACTAAAAGATTTAGTGCCTGTGCTTTCCGCTGTAGATTTTTCTTCTTATGATGCTTTCTACGAGAAGAAGCCGAAAATCGAAATGACGGCAAAGGAATTTGAGGGAGCACTTGCAACATTAACAAGCAGGATCCAAGATGCAGAGAAGAACGGGGATGTCTTCACAGAAGAAAACGGAAAGGGGGTATACTTCCCCATTGATCCAAGCTTGAAAGAAGGTCTTGAAGAGATTAAGAACTCTGTATCTAAAATTGGCGGGAATATGAACCGTCTTAGTACGGAAGACCTGCAGACTTTGCGGGACAGCCTAAGAGGGTTTAAGCATATAGTAGAGAGTCAAAATAAATATATCTCCATGCAGAGCAACGAAAGAATTAGCGATGTGTCCAATGCTGTAATAAGCGACCTTAAGAAAGAAAAGACAGGCTCAGAGTATGGATGGGGTATAGGCACAATAAAGAACGGCTTGCAATTTAATATGCTAGACCCGCTTAGCTATTTCCACACGATGGGAGATGGTGGCGACAAGATATATAAAATGCTTAGAAATGCAAGGGATAAAAAGACGCTTGCATTTACGGACATTATGGACAAGTACCATGAAGGTATGGAAAAACTGGGAATCACTCCAAAGGATACAAAGGGTCTATCAAAAGAGAAGGTGCAGTTTACGGCTACAAGCTTAGGTGACATGCAGGAACATACTGTAGAAATGACCAAGGCGGGCTTAATGTCAATGTATCTTTACACATTGAGAGACCAAGCAAGAATGCACCTTTTCGGGGAAATAACAAACAGCGAAACAGGCGAACGGCAAGAGGGCGATTTCAAACTTGGCGGTTTCATAATTAAGGAAAATCCGGGAGGAATTCTTGGAAAAACCACCAATGCTGCAGAGACCTATAAGCTGTCCGCAAAAGAAACAGAAGCGATTATAAAGGAACATTTGGGAGAAAAGGAAATTGCGCTTGCTAAGTTAATAGGAAGCCTTCTTTCTAATGATGTTGCAATGTACGGGAATGAAGCAAGTAATGCGGTATATGGCTATGACAAATTTACGGAAAAGAACTATTTCCCGATTAAAGTCGATAGCGATAGCCTTACCATGAAGGATGCAGACCTTGAAAAAATGATGTCTACCTTAAAGAACAAGGGCATGACAAAAGCGTTGCAGAAGGAAGCGTATAATCCTATTGTCATTGATGATATTTTTGATGTAATGGTAAAGCATATTGACGAAATGACTTCCTATAGTGCGTATTTTCCGGCAATTACTGATATGCAAAAGTTCTACAATATGAATAATGAAAACGGCGATTCCGTACACAGACAAATATCCCGTGTCATGGGTAAGGGTGGCACTGAATACTATATGAATCTCCTTAGAGACTTAAATGGAAGCCGTGGAGAGGATACTCCAATAGGAAAAATGGCTTATGGACTTGCGGGATTATACAAGGGGGCTTTAATCGGCAATAACTTGCGTGTAGCGGTGCAACAACCTATGTCTTATATGAGAGCAATGGGAGCAATAGAAGCGAAATACCTTATGCAGGGGCTTAGCCTTCCTGTTACAGAAGCAAATAAGGAGTGGGAACTTTGCCAAAAGTACGCACCTATAGCCAAGTGGAAAGCATTGGGCGGCTCATACGACATCAACTTAGGGCGCAGTACTCGAAGCCTTTTAACAGGGGAGACGAGCCCAATGGACAAAATCAATGCAGTTAGCTTCTTCTTACTTGAAAAAGGAGACGAAGCGGCATGGAAGCGTATGTGGTATGCAGCAGAAAAGAAGGTCGAAGATACTACAAGCCTAAAGAAAGGATCAGAGGAATATTATAAGGCGGCGGCAGATATATTTAATGATATAGTGGATAAAACGCAGGTTGTAGATACCGTCTTAAATAGAACCGACGCAATGAAGGATAAAACCGCAATGGCAAGAACTATGACCTCCTTTATGAGCGAACCCTCAAAAACCTATAATATGATGTATCGCTTGATTTATGATGTGAAGAGGGGAAAAGCTACTGCCGGAGAAGTGGGAAGTGTTCTTTCCAGTATATTGGTAAGTAGTGCTATGGTATCGGCGGCGGCTTCTTTGGTGTCCGCAATGCGTGACAGGGATAAGGAAAAGAAATTCGGAGAGAGATGGTTAGACCATTTCTTTGGTGATTACCTTGAAAATATAAACCCGATTAACTGGGTGCCAATAGCAAAGGACTTGTTTTCTGCTGGTATAAATATATTACAAGGAAAGCCATTTTATAGTAATAATCTTGCAACAAAACCACTTGAGGATGTGCTAGGTGCAATTAAAGAGATAAATGATGTTGCGACAGGAAAGAGTAAGAAAACTTGGATAGGTGCAGGCTATAAAGTATTAAAAGCATTTAATGTTGGCGGAATATCCCTTTACAATTTAGCTAGAGATACTGCAGCAATCTACGATACAATTATCTATGACAGTCCGCTTGCCAATGTAAAAGCGCAGTTTGAGAGAGACGAAAGTCTGTTTAAGGCGAGTCACCAAAACAATAAGGGGGCATATGACAATCTTAACCGCCTTTTAAAATCTGCATTAAAGGCTTACACATTAGGCGATACGGAAACAGGAAACTACATTGTAAATAAGCTGAAAAATCAAATCCCGGATGATATTGTCAATGAAGCGTTGCAAAGAAACTTGTCAAAAGACGAAACTATATCTCTTATGGCTGAAAAGAAGCTGAACGGCGAAGACTACACAGAGGAAAAGGAAAGTCTTTTAGAACAAAGCTACACCGAAGAAATGATAGATAAGGCGGTCGATAGTGCATTTAAGAAGTTAAAGCCAGTAAGTAATGAGGACTTAGCGGAAAGCCTTTTCGAGCAGTCGGAAGGCTACAAAGATAATCTATCATCCTATATTGAGTACCAAAAGGCGAAAGGGGAAGACGATAAGCAGATAAGGAGCAGTATAAAGAGCGCTGTAACGAGTAAGTACAAGAAGCTGTATCAAGATGCGATAGGAAATCCGGCTGTATCGGATGAGATTTTGAAAAAGATATTGCGGATCACCTACGATGGAAAACAACTCTATACTGAAAAGGACTTGAAGCAGTGGGCTAAATAGAGAAGAGAGGGGCAAGGAAACTTGCCCTTTTCTTTTTTATTGCGAGGGAATAAGTGAATCCTTAACGCTAGTATGAAGAAAAAGCCCATAGGGGAGAAAGGGGGAGAGCGAATGGAGATAATCACAAGCGATACATTTATCTTAGGGGTAGTAGGGGCAATCTTTGCAAGTAGCGGGTTTTGGGCGTTCGCCCTGTATGTATTTCAATCGCGGCAAAAATTAAGAGAGCATGACAGAGATATTCTTGCCTGTTTAAAAGGCTTAATGAATATAAGAATCAGACTCCAAGCAGAAGAATACATTGCTAGGGGGAGCATAACAAATGCAGAGTATCGGGAGTTAATCGAATACCTCTACAAGCCATATAAGGCAATCGGCGGGAATGGTCTTGCTGAAAAAATGGTACGAGAGGTTGAAGAACTACCGATAACATCAAGAAAGGAGTAAAAAATGG